CTCTGGTTGCCCTCCTGCGGCTGCTTGTTGTTGCATCAAAGCTGCCATCTCTTCTTGCCTAATTCTAGCTCTATCGACTTCCATTTCCTTATCCATCATTTGCATATCTTCTTCAGTCTGTCTCAAAATGTTCTTTCTGATATATTCTGTTGAGAAGTATTTACCTACATACGGATCAACAAAAGAAATCATTTTTAGTCTCTCAGAAAGAATTTCAGATTCTTTCAAATCCCAGAAGTAATTATCAGTATTAAATACTACTTTGATGTTTGATCTCAATGCATGCCAATCATTATCTGTCATAACTCCTTTTAAGAGAAGTTGCACGCGCAACATATCAAGGAATAATTTTGAAAACTGATGGCGAAGACGTTCAATAAACTTGTAGAACTTAACTTCTTCTCTTGTAATTTCAACAGATCTTCCCATATTGAAACCTGTTGATTCTGAAGTCAGTCTACTGATTGGGACATTCAAAGAATTGTAAAGTTTCTTTTTGAAGTAGTCAACGTCTTCAATTTGTGACATTGCCTGACCACCTGGTAGAGCAACAATTTCTGTTCCACGGGATCCTTCACGACGGGGCAACCAATAGTCTTCAAGAATTGAAAGATGATTTCTTTCATCACGAACTTCACCAGTAGCTTGATTGTAGATGAGCTTATTTCTAAATCTGCTCATCATATCACGCATGTACTGCTCTGCCTTTTGTTTTGGTAACTGACCAACGTCTACATAAAAAATTCTTCTTTCAGGTGCTCTGGCAACACGGTAAACTAGAAGAGAATCTTCTAGTTGTCTTAACATGTTAAGTGGACGAATTGCTTTGTGCAGATAACCCAAAACTCTTTTTGTATTTAAATCAACGATACCGGATGGGACATAAACAACACTGTCTAGAGACAAGTGAAGACCACCCGGGCCTGTTACCATGTAGCTCTCTTTATCTGTGTTAGTATAGTGGTAATATTCTTCAATATCTTTAATCAAAGAAATGGATTGTCCTTCGACTTTTTCCATTTCTTTTTTGAGTTTTCTTACCTTCTTTATTTTCATGGGATCAATTGGTATTACCTCTTGAATGCCCTCGGTTGGTAAATCTTTATTAATAACTAAATTATAAAAAACTTTAGAGTCGATATACCATCTTCTAAAAATTTCGTATGATTTACTATTAAAATCTAATAGATAAAGAACTCTATCAAATTCTCTATAAATTTTTGTTTTTATTGAGTCTGAAAGAGGAAGTTCATCTAAATTTAATTTTACTGGTCTATTTTGTGTTCCGCTTACAATTGAAGCATTTACAATTTCATCGATAGCGTTATCGACTTCTGGATATATAGACATGTTTCTGTATTGTACTACAGAAGCACTTTCATCTCTAAGATTTGATGCATAATCTAAAGCTGTGCCAAAAAAACCACCAGCTTCTACTGTTACAGTTCCATCAAAAACTTCAGGTGCAGCAAATGCTTGTAGAGACTTTGTTTCACTTTGTTGTTTGGTTTGTTTTTGTTGACCAAACTGAAATCCAAACACTTCAATTTCCATAATATTAAGTCCTTGTTATTCTTGTGGAGCCACTAGAAGTTCCACCTCCACTGTACAATTCAATATGGTCAAAAACCATAATAACGTTAAAACTATTTAACAAGTTATTAGATCCCATGTTTAATGGTAACGGTTCCACCGATGTGGGCCAGCAACCATGCATAACAAACTCTTTTAGTGGTGCACCATCATCATTTAAATTTAAATGTCTAATTCTCCAAGAGTCTGCCTTATAGCTATTTTGGGTATTGTTTAAATCAAATGATCTATTTGTTTCATGTTGATTTATTCTATTTTGCCAAGAGTGGAACATAGACCATAAGTTTTCTATGGAACTTGGATTTTTGGGATTATCATCTAAAACATTGAATGACCAAGTTGAATATTGTTTTTCACCTGGATAATAAAATTTTCTTCCAAAATAAGAATATTCTATTGTGGTACTGGTTAGCTGTGGAATAATTGTAGATCTAATATGAAATTTTGTTAAACTTCCACCAGTTGGGATATTACCTGTAACTTCAAATCTGTTTGAACGTGTTCCACCGTTAAATTTTGTTTTAAATATGTTTAGCATATTAGATTCCTCCGGTGGTTGTTCTTAAACCATCTGTAATGTGCATATAATCAAAAGTTAAAGAGATATTAAATGCAACAAAGTTATTTTCTCCCATATTCAGATTTATTTCACCTATTACACTGGGCCAACATCTAAATAATCTTATTGTTCTAACTGTATTTGTTCCATTAATATCATATTGATGGACAGTCCACGTTGTTTGAAGGGTATCATAGCCAAAATCATTTCTCTGAACTTCGTGGGTTCTGTGGCCGTCTAAATCTTCTTTCCATTGGTGAAAAGCTTTCCACAATCCATTTGCATTATTATCATCATAAACTCCAACTAACCAAGGAGCATACGAGCGATCACCAGCAAAAGTTATGGTTCTTCCTCTGTAAGGAACACCAATTGTATTTACTTTTGCTTGTGGTAACGATGCTGAAATAATTTTAAATGTACCATCATCGGTTGGTGGTGATATGCCCGTTGGCCATGTTGGTACAACTTTAAACCTATTTGGTCTACTTCCGCCCTTAAAGGCATTTTTAAAATCTATGATTGAATTATTTGGCATTATTGTGTGAAGGTTAGGTCAATTACGAATGAATCTATGCTCAATAGAGGTTTTACTATTACGCTAATATTCAATTGACTTGAATTGTCTGTATTATTGCTTCCATCACATATAATCTGCGTTCTTGTTGTATCAAGATATGCAGCATAAGGTTCAAGTGCTGTTTGTATTTCTGAAGTAACTGCATCTCTTGTAGATGCATTGTTTATTTCAAACGAATACTTGAGGCCTATTTCATTCAACTTATTCGTTAAAACTGCTTTCATTCTTGCAGGTCCAACTCTATCATTTACTGTGGTTGCACTAGCTGAATATGTTGCTCCAACCAAATCTGATCCCAAAAATCTTGGAGTATAATTTACAAAGAAATTTACTCTGTTATTTCTTAAATCATTTTTAGTTGTACTAGACCAGTCTACTGTATTGTTTATTGAACCATTTAAAGGTATAGATCTATCCAAACCAGCTACAGTTAGATATTCTTCATTTCTTCCCTTTGCTCTTGCAAAGAATCCAGCAATATCGGCTGTTGTGTTTAATGTGTATGAAAGGCTACCATTGCTTAATAAAGTTGAAATATCTAAATCGTTATTTGCTGTACTTCTAGATTTTGTACCATATACTCCAAAAATTCTTTTTCCTGGATTACCACTAACATTAGCTGTTGTTGCAAATAAAGTATTAAAATTTGGAAGGGTGAATCCTTCACCAGTAATTCCTCCTGTTGGAGCTATGGTTGGGTATATTCCAATTGTATAGTTTTGTGTTTCTAACCATCTAGCAACATTTTGATCAATATCTTTATCGATTATTACATCAATATATGTTCCTGTGTTAGATTGATATGTTCCAAATCCTGTTGTAAAAGGCGCTAACAAAAGTTGACCACCGTATGCAAGATAATTTATAGCATACAAAAAGTCTGTTCCGTTTTGTTTTTCTGTTACTGTGCTTGAATCTGTGGAAACAAAGAATGAGAATGTGCTTCCAGTTGATGTTCCCAATAGACAGTTTGTTACTCCAGATAATTTGTTAAGATCGCCAACTAAATCACTCGGATTTGAATATAAAATATATTTGTCTGCTGTTGTTCCCTTTGCTGGATTATAATAAGCCGTGTTTGATCTTGCGTAAATAAGCCACCCGAACATACCACCGGGATCAGTAGATGCCCCTCCATTGGTAAAAGATGGCGCGACATAACCTGTACCAACTCTCATAGCGGCTACAAAGTTCCCCGTTATAGATTCCCTGGTATAATTGCTTGAGCTTATAAATGAGCTTACTGTTGGCATTTGTGTCCTTTTCTAACAAATATTTATAAAAAATTATGTTGGATACCAAATAGCACCATCATGCACAAACTCTTCGTCATCGTTATCTTTTTTATCAAAATTTAATAAAACGTTATCTTCATCTGGGTTTTTAGCTTCTTCATAATTAAATTTTGCCGTTTCTATTAAATCTGCATAGTATTCTTGTCGTGTTAACCATGCAAAGAATACTAATGTCATTATTAAATCATCATTATGTCCATCTTCTGCTTTGTATGTATTTGCCTTGGAAACAAATGTCATTGCCTCTTGTATTATTCGCTCGTCATTTAGTAAAATTTTGTCTTCTTCAACCAATCTTTTTAAAATTGCACACCCCAATTTTTTAGTTTGGGTTGTTGTTCTAAGACCCATTTCGCTTTTACCAGAAGCAAATCCTTGTGATAACACCTGACCCTTTCTTCCCATAATACGGGTCATAAGCAAATTTTCATAGTTTAAGTCATTGTAAAGAATAGACGAAACCTGGCCACCAATATCATTAGTCTCAATCAAAGCATAAGCATTGTTGTATTTTTCTCCAACTTTTTTAATTATAGCTGGAAAATTAAAAGGACTTATCGTATTATTTCTAAATGAAGCAACAACTTTATATGGTGCCTTTGTTCCTTCTATAACTGTAAATGCAGAAAAATCTGATCCCTGTCCTCTAGAAACATCTGCATTAATAAAATATATGCCATCTTTATTTGGTTGTTCAAAAATTTTAAGACCTTCTTTGTCTTCTTCTATACAATCTTCTGGAGCGAGTATATTCAATTTTGTAGACGATATTAAAGTATTTGAAGATCCTAAAAAGTTACAACCATATTCTTGTTCAAATTGTTCGGGGCTAGTATTGGCTATTTGTTCTGCTGCCCACTCATCATCTCTGTATTTTGCAGCTCCTGGGCTTATGGGGGTTTCTCTCCAGCTTACCTCTACAGGCACAAATTTATTTTTAAGTTTGTGCCCCACTGGGCGCATAGAATCTATCCACAGTTTATGGAAATGGTTCATTCCATTTGGTGTAGATACTATTATAAGTTTGGTTGTAGTACCAGCAGAAATGGTTGGATAGGTCGATGAATAAAATTCTTCTGCAACGTGACCAGGTAAGAAGGCGTACTCGTCTAATAGAAGTAGATTATATGATCCTCCACGGATTGCTGTAGAGGACGTAGCATCACACATGACCCTAGACCCATTTTCTAGTTTAAAGCTCGTCTTATTCCATTCTACAACTCCTTGTTGCAAAAAATGAGGTAAACTTTCATATGCAAGTTGCAATTTTGAAAAAAGTTCTTCTTTTGCGGTCTTTAATCTGTTCGCCAGAATAGCAACATTTACGCTTTGATTAAAGCATATGTAATGGCAAATGTAACTAGTAACACAAGTAGACTTTCCACACTGTCTTGGCCATTTTGAAATAACAAATCTATTTTTGTGTATTTCATTTACAAACTTTTTTTGATACGGGTACAGTTTAAAGGGAACTACACCTTTATCAAGAGTTTTGACTTTTACATATTTTTCACAAAAATAAACAGGATCGGTTGCACATTTTATGTATTCATCCACTTGTTCTTTGGTGTATTGTAGTTGTACACCGGGTAATTTTAAATTTGGATTATTTCTATATCCTTGAAATTCACTGCTTTTGCTCATCCTTTACCACCTCAGCATCGATAACTTCTTTTTCGGTGCTTCTTTCTTTGTTTAAAATATTCTGTAAATCTTTTGTTGAACCGACAAATACGGAGTTATTTGTTTGTTTAATTTCAACTTTGCTATTTGTTGTATCTTTTGCTTTTTTGTGCACATCTAAAACATTATTGTTTAAATCTGCCATAGTTTTTAAAAGTATGGCAACAACTTCATATGCCCTGGGGCTGTCTGATTCTGTTGCAACTTTAAGAGCAGATTCTAATGCAACATTACCCGTACCAATCAATTGTTTAAAATTTTCTTGTACTAAACTATAATCTTTTTGAAAATTATTTGAATCAAAAGTACCACCAGCAGATTTTTCTATATTTGCTGGTTTGTTTTCTGGAACAGAAAAAAAGTTAGCCAAATTTTTATTGATATTCATTTACTATATCCAATGTGATACCTGCAGTTTGGTCTATTACTGTGGTATCTACAATCTTTCCAAAAATATAAGCCTTTGCCAAAAAACTAAAAGAAGATATATTTACTCTTCTATTTCCAAAATCCCCATCATAAGAACTATTT